AAACAGCGATCCCATCTTCAAGACCGCTGCGATACTTGGCTTTGACATGGCGGCGCTTGGTTGCCGCTTTAGCCATTGCCATCTCCTATATGAATATAATCAACAATGGGTTTGATCTTAGCTGCAGATGATCTATTCTCTAGCTGCTGCAACTCAGGCCAACACTTCTTCTTAAACCCACAGTAGCCACACTCTGTGTTTAGTTTTGTATTACCTGTAGCCTTCCTGTTAAAGTACTCAGGGATAGGCTTAAAGCAACGCTCAAAGGGCTTGTCATTAGTGATGTATTCAACAGTGTCAGTAATGTTTTCCATCACTGCATCTGTATCAAGATCAGCAGCAGACACATACTTGTGATGCCCTGTTGCTTTGTTGATGACCCACCATCCACCTACCTCTTTACCTGCAGCCTTAGCGTAGCCTACAAGCTGATTGATGTAGCCAAATGAGTCACCCTTCTGTAGTGAACTAAGGCTGTCAAACTTAACGTCATAAGAGAATGGTGATGCAGACTTAACATCATCTACCTTATCATCAAGGATCATATCGTACTCACCCTTGATCTTACCTAGCTCACCCAAGTCTAACGACACAACATCATTATCTTGGAAGTCTACCTTAGCTGCACGTAGTACCCCTTTGAACACAGCCTCAGTGATGTCACCTATCATCATGTTGAGCATGAAGTTAGATGGCAGTGGTATCTTATCTGAAGGATCATTCTTCTCAAACCATAGCTGACACTTAGGCTTACCTATGTTAGACATACGTAATCTAAATGCATCACGTGGACCACTACTGAACTGCTTGAACAATGCAGCCTTGACATCAGAGGCGACCTTATCAGCCACCTCTTCAGTCATGGTAGTCTCACCAGCTATAGCCTTCTGAAAGAATATTTGAAGTGCTATCTCTGCTCTATGCATTAGCTAGCCACCTCAATGTCAATAAACCCACCAACAAGACCTTCATCTTCTGATGATAGCTTGTCCAGCTTCTTCTCATCCCATTGGTTAAGGACATACTCATTCTGATTAGTAACCCATGCAACAAAGTCTTGCAGTGTATCCATGTCAGACTCAAGGATGTCATGGGCCTGACCTACTGAAGCACCAAGTACAGCATAAGCTTTACCACTATCAGATATACGATCAACACCTTTCCATACTGAGTAGTATGCTAGTGGCTTAAAGCCTTTCTTAGCAGCCTTAGCGTTAGCTTCATTGACTGCCTTGATAGATTCGTTTGACTTCATCTCATAGACGAATGGATACCAAGCTTCTTCATGCCCCTCTACAGGCTCTCCCTTATCGTCTGTGGGGCTGTTAAGCTTCATTGTACCTAACACTACCTGTGTACGTCTGATGGCATTGTAGGCCACCTTAGTAGCTTCTGGTAGGCTAGCATAGTCAGGGATGTAACCTGCAGGGCGACCACAGTTGAAGCCACCATTCGTATCCTTAAGGTCAGACTTAAGTTCATTAGCCATGACTGACTTAATGAATGTGCTATTGTTCTGATCCCACTTAGACCAGCGCTGACGTATAGCATAGGTACGTACATTAACACTGTCACAGTATACAGTATTATCTTCACCTAGTACAACCTTGATGGCTGTGCCGGGTACTACCTCAGTCTTTACCTTCTTGCCATTAACATCAATGACACCCATGATAGGGTCGTTAAGCACAGAGATACGTGCTAGGTTAGATGATGAGGATGACCCACCACCTGAAGGGATACCCATCATCTCAGCGATAGACATACCTTGTGCAGCTATTAGTTCGTTAGACATTTATTAGTCCTTTATAATGTGTCAAGAGTTGGAGTTATATCATGCTACGTCTTTGGTGTCAAGCCAATTCGGCCCTATCTTTGCCTCTAATAATAGTGGCACGTTAACATCAACACCATATGCATCCTTGATAAGTAGGTTGAGTCCTTCATTCATTTGTGTAATGATATCAATGACTTGCTCCACCTCATCAGGGTGTACATCTACTACGGTTGAGTCATGCACCGTGTTAACCAAGCAAGATTGTAATGGCATAAGCCTACGTTCCATCTCCATTAACACTACAGGAACAACATCACCCGTAGCAAATCCTTGGACAGGATAGTTTTTAATCATAGTGAAGTGTGATACTCCACCATTCTTATTACGTTTAACATCAGGGAAAGCATACTGTCTACCTGATGGTGTAGTAATCTTCTGGAACCTTACAGCCTCATCACCTAAGCTCTTGTGCCATGCAGCTACACCCTCGTACTTCTGTGTGAAGTGGATGTAGTAAGCTTCCTCAGCCTTGCTCCTACCATAACCTGTGGCCCCAAAGAGTGGTGCAAACGTATGCTCCTTAGCCCCTTGTCTAGTAGTAGCCTGACCTGCATCAGTGATAACCTTAGCTGTGTAACTATGCACATCAAACCCTGTGTTGATCTCAGCCATAGCTACAGGGTCTTGTGATAAGAATGCAGCTACACGAAACTCAAGCTGAGCAAAGTCAGCCTCAAGTATTTGTCCATGTTCCCAACGGCTTACGAACACACGCTTGACTGGGAATGTACCACCACGTGGCATGTTCTGCATGTTAGGGTTACGTCCTGAGAACCTACCAGTAGATGTAATATGTTGGGTCAGGCTTACATGAAGGACATCATTAGACTTAGTGTATACGTCAATGCCTTCAACAAAGCTAGATAGATAGCTAGACACAGCACTAAGACGCTTGAGGTCTTGAAGAAACTTAACTGCAGTATCCATGCCCTTACTCTTGGCTGTTCCAACCAACGCATCTAGGTTATCCTTCCCTGTTCCGAATCCATTAGCGCTTACCCATTCCTTACTTGGTGCACTAAACGCTAGCCCTGCAATATGATTAGTCTTCTTAAGCTGGTAGCCACGTGCAGCACAGTCAGCACACTTGTTAGGCACAGCAAACTTAGTGCCATCCTTCTTGATCTTATGTGTCTTACCTACACCCTGACATGTTGGGCAGGTGAATGCTGTAGTCCTAGTCAACACAGTAGTGTTAGCGTTAACCGTAGCCTTAAACTCAGCAGGTGTCTTAACAAAGTCGAACAGTTCTACCCATTCCTTCTTGTTGTTAACCGACCTACTGAACACTACCTGCGACATTTGCTCAGGTGAGTTAAGGTTAATAGGTGTGTCACCCATCAGTGTCTTGACTTGATCTTGTAGGCGATCCTCAATGTTAGCCTTCTCTTGTTCAAACTCATGTCTTACTGCGTTGAGGGCGGCTCTATCCACCTTGATCCCTGACATGTACATTCTAGTAAGGGTTTGACAGACACGGAAGGTGGTGTCTCTAACATTGGTGAGGCCTGTACTATCTGGGGTGGCGTAGTCTTTACACTGCGCTTCATACAACTCCCCAGTGGTATCAAGGTCACACCCAAGATAAAAGCTAAGCTCAGAGAGAGGTATCTCATCTACGTTATATCCTTCTTTAAGGTATGTCTTTAGTGTGTCGTCCTTCTGAAAGGTAAGCTCACGGCGCTGGGCACAGGCAGCAAGGCTTAGCGGTAGCTTCTGACCACGTAGCAATACATACTCAGCTAACATGGTATCCCATACCAACCCGTCATACTTAAAGCCACTAGCCCATAGCCACATCAAGTCATGCTGTGCATTGTGCATGATCAGTAGTGTAGTCTCAGCAAGGAATGCTTGGATGATGAAGTGATTAGCCCCATTGCGATCCTTGTATTCCTTATGATCAAAGGTAAGCATGTGCCGTTCCTCTGGTCTATCCATATTCTTGACACCAACTTGCACTAGGAAGTTACCCTCTTCAAATGGATCAAGGTGTAGCTTACCACCACGTTTACTTGTAGTGTTCTCTACGTCTAGTACTAGTCTCATCATTTCCCCTAACTGTATATAGATCTATCGCCATCCAGCACTACATTACATTCGCCATGATAGCCGCCATTTAATTTATTCTTTGCTATTTCTATGTTTCTCATATTTTCTCTCACAACCTGACTTGATTCCATTTTCTCTATCTTTGCAATTAATAGCATTAGGTCAGCCTCAGCAGCCTTTCCTGTCTTACTACCTTCAAGCATTGATTGGTCAGGTCTATTGATACCCTCTGCACTAGCGCTAAGCTGTGACATCCAAATGATAGCACAGTTATATTCAATAGCTAAGTTACGTGCATAGATAGCAGCATCTTTAAGGTATACGTCTGACTTATCACTAGTCCTCTTAGCAAACTTATCGCCCATGTCAAGTACAACAATGTCAGGCTGTTCATTCTTTATAACAGACTCAACAAAGGACAGGTCTTTACCTATGCATCCATGAAACTTAATGTTATCCTTAACCTTAGCCCAAAGAATACCAGCACGTGCTTGATTATTATTAACTTCTTTTAATGTCATGTTAGATGCAGCACTTAGATAACGTGCAGTCACACGTGATGGTGCCTCTTCATTACACAAGACGATACACTTAGCGCCCTGTGATGCAAAGCCACCATCAGAAGCAATCACTGATGCGTGGAAGGATGTCTTACCTGTGTTAGGCCTTGCTCCTACTATTACCATATGCCCAGCGCTAATGCCATCAACCTTTTGACGCAGATCAGGGATATTAAACTTCCATTTAGATTCTTGTGCAGCAGCAGCTAAGATAGAATTAATATCTGTATCTTCCCACTCTATATTGAGGTTAGGTATGAAGTCTTCTTGATATGCATTTAAGATATTACGTAAAGGTTCAAGTGAAGTCTGTGATCCATTGACATACTCAAAGCCTAAGTTAGCTACCTCTTCACCGACAACCTGTTGGAATAGTTTAGACATTACTTCCTCAGCAATAGGCTGAGCCATAGGCTGCTCCTTGTTAAGCATACGGAACAAACCTTTATACACATCCTTGTTAGCTGTAGTCATGCTGTTGTTAGTAGCAAAGAACAAAGCCTCAAGCTCTGATCCTGTTAAGCTGTTGCCATACTCACGCATAGCATAGTCAAGTGTCTGCTTAATCTTACGTACATCTTTACTGAATAGTTTATCTGGGCATCGGATACCCTTGTGCTTGGTATAGAAATCCTTATCCATCAAGGACTTAACCAGTGCTAGCTCCATCATTTTCGTATTCTTCTTTCTTTAATGTAGTATGATCCGACAGGTTGCTTCATGGATGCAAGAAGGTCAGCAAATTGTTGATGGCTCATCTCTATAAATACACTATAGTCCATGTCATCAACGCATTCCTCTTGTATAATTCCTACACTCTCTTGATCCATGAGTATCTTAACGTCACCAAATCTACCTGACTCATCTATAGTAGTTATAATTGTTTCTTCATCTTCCATCTCAACGGTGAACACTTTGATATACCTCTACTACTGCCTCAGCGTACTGCTTAGCGTGTTGTGTTGCTGCCTCTTGGCTATCAAATAAGATAGGATCAGAGTTATACGTGAATGGAT